CTACAAGGTTACCTCCCGTGGTAAAGAGAGTATCTATGAAGAAGACGTAGCTGACATCGACAACTGGGAGCTTCGTGATATTTTCATTGAGGTTAGACCCCGGTTCTGGACTGATGACGACGGTAATGAGAAAGTTAAGGCGTACCTGAAGACTATGTATGTGACGATCGAAGAGGATCCGTTCGCATACAGATTCCAGGATAATTGATATTTAAGTGATTGGGCTCTGCTATAGTGGCGGGGCCCTTTAAGTTAAGATGAAAGGAGAAGAGAAATGAGTAAGATGTTTTCAGAATGGATGGCTAAGAGGAGCGCATTCGCTGACTCAGTATCAGACAAAGGAAAGATGCCAACGATTGAAGAAACGCAGGCCATAGCCGAAACATTGATAACCGGTGACACTCTTATGATAGCTTATGAGCTCGATAGACTGTGTGATATTCTGGAAAGGAAGGGGCGTTAGAGAGATGGACGAGAAACTGAATGAGCTTTTGGAATTTATAACTAAGGTACAGGAAGACATGGTTAAGCTGAAGAAGGATGCACTTGCCGAGAAACACCGCTTACTTGAGCGTTTAGGAGAACTTAAGGGTGATAGGAGGTAATTATATTCGTAATGGGAAAATTGGACTTAAGAGATTACCAAATTGCAGCTATCAAACAGATGCACAACGGTTGCGTTCTGTGTGGTGGTGTTGGAAGCGGTAAGTCTAGAACCTCTCTTGGTTACTATTATATTCGTAATGGTGGAGACCTTGAGACTGGTTGTCCTATGCAAAGTCCGAAAGACCTTTATATTATCACCACCGCTAGAAAGCGGGATACAATGGAATGGGAGAGCGAGTTGCCTTATTACTTGCTCTCCACAAATCCCGATGATCCTCCTTATTTTAATAAGGTAGTAATTGATTCCTGGAACAACATCAAAAAGTACGTATCTGTCACTGATGCGTTCTTTATATTCGATGAACAGCGGGTAGTAGGCAAAGGTGTGTGGGTTACGTCATTCTTAAAGATCACGAAATCCAACGAATGGATCCTGCTATCTGCTACTCCAGGAGATACGTGGAGTGATTATATTCCGGTCTTTGTTGCAAACGGCTTTTACCGCAATAGAACTGAGTTCTGTATGGAACACGTTATTTACAAGTCATTTTCTTCTTTTCGCATGATCGATCGTTATATTAATACAGGCCGATTAATACGTCTGAGAAACCGTATTCTGGTCGACATGCACTTCTTCAGAGAGACCATTTCACACCATGAAGACATCTGGGTGGACTATGATATTTCTGCCTACAAGGACGTATGCCGTAATCGGTGGGATCGATGGAAGGATAAACCTATTGACAACGCTAGCGAGTTCTGTTTGAACTTACGACGCATTGTGAACAGCTCTGAATCAAGGCAGGCAGCGGTACTTGAGATCTTTGAGAAACATCCTAAACTTATCATCTTTTACAACTATGACTACGAGCTTGATATTCTTAAAAAGATTCAGTACGGTGACGATGTTGAAATTGCTGAATGGAATGGTCACTTTCATCAGGAGATTCCTGAATCTGACAAATGGGTTTACCTTGTTCAGTACAACGCTGGGGCTGAAGGTTGGAACTGTGTTAAAACTGACACTATTATATTCTACTCTATGAACTACTCGTACAAGATTATGGTCCAAGCCTCAGGACGAATCGATAGAATGAACACTCCGTTTGTGGATCTATACTTCTATCATTTGAAGAGTCGCAGCGGGATTGATCTGGCTATAGCAGATGCATTGAAGCGTAAGAAGAAGTTTAATGAGACTAAATTTACAGGAGGTTGATATTTATGGGAAGACCTAAAAAGGATCCTGATGACAGGATAGACATTGGGTTGTATGTTAGACTGGACAAAGAAACGGCTAAACAACTGAATGAAATGTCAGAGCATTACTGTCTCAAGAAGTCAGAAATTATTAGAAAATTGATCAAATCTAAGTACCTAAACAGGTCAGTAAATGACTAAAAAATGGTCATTTTTGTGGCCAAAAATTTTTTGAAAAGTGGGCAAATGGTCAAATATTTTTGGCCAATGTAAAATTACTGTATATCGAATTTACATAAAAAGTGGGCAATTGGCCATTTTTAAAAGTGGATTTGGCCACGAAAAACCCTTGTTTTTAGCGGGTTTGCGGGCATTTTGGTCAAAAACCCACTTTTTTTTATAATTAAACGTGAATTAAAAAAATTCAATTATAAATAATATAGAAAAAAATTTGGCCATTTGACCACAGAGACTAAAAACAGGTTTTTCGCAGGATGTAATGGAGCAATCTTTTATATCCTGCAAGTCGCACAAATTACATTCCCTTTTATGAGAGAGAAGGAATAAAGGCCCCGATTAGCGGATCTTTACCCTTCTCTTTTGGGCTTTGTCGAAAGGAGGAGATTATGGGTAAGAAAGAAAGCAAGTTTCAGTCAGATTTAGTCAAAGAATTGAAATTGATATTCGAAGGCGCGATCGTTACTAAGCTTGATGCGAATCTGATTCAGGGGATTCCGGATTTGCTGATTCTTTGGAAAGACAAATGGGCAACTCTTGAGTGTAAGCGAAGCAGAACTGCTAAGCGTAGACCCAACCAGAGTTACTATGTGAACAAGATGAATGAAATGTCATTCTCTCGGTTTATATTTCCAGAGAACAAGGAGGAGGTTTTAAATGAACTTCAACAAGCATTCGGAGTTGATAGGAACACACGCTACGTTCGGAGCAAGTCAAAGCGCGTGGCTTAGGTATGATATTTCGAAGATGGTCGAAAAGATTCATTCTTCATACAGAGTAGTCCTTGGAACTGAGATTCACGAATTCGCAGCTTCACAGATTAAGCTTTGTCACAAGCTTACAAATGTTAAAAGTGTTCGCGACAATCTTGAGACCTATTTATATCTCAAATACCTGAACGATGTTGGTGATGGTGTTGTTGAGTATGGCAGAAAGATTCTTAATGAGATCAACTATCTCCCCAAAGAGGTGTTTGAAACTGTTAAGACTTATATCCATGATGGCATTCTGTTTAAGATGACGCCCGAGCAGCCTTTGGTGTACTCTTTATATTTCTATGGCACCACAGATTGCATCTCATTCAGGGACAACATTCTGAGAATTCATGATTTGAAGACCGGTAGCATTCCGGCACACATTGAGCAGCTTGAGATCTATGCTGCTCTTTTCTGTTTGGAGTACAACATTCGGCCGATTGATATTTCCATAGAATTGCGAATCTATCAGAACGATGAGATTCTACACCATGAGCCAACAGCTAACGACATTGTTGATATTATGGAACTCATTCGAACACGAGACAAGGAACTAAGTAAAATCTACGAAGGAGTTTAGGCATGGAAAACACTCGCGATGATATTCTCATGCACTATGGTATGCCTAGACGATCTGGGCGCTATCCATGGGGCTCGGGAGACAATCCTTATCAGCACACTGACGACTTCTTAAGCCGCGTTGACGAACTTAGGAAACAAAATTTTATATTCAAAGACCCTGAAACTGGGAAGACCTATAAGGGCGACATCGCTATTGCTAAGTCTATGGGCATGAATTCAACTGAGTTTAGAGCTCGATACTCAGTTGCGAACAATGAGAGAAAGCAACTAATGGTCGATAAGATCAAATCTCTTCAAGCTGATGGACTGAACAATACAGAGATTGCTCGAAAACTTGGCCTTCCTGGAGAATCCAGTGTCAGATCACTTTTGAAAGAGGGTTCTGAAGGACGTAGAACACAAGCTCAGCGTACAGCAGACCAAATCAAGAAGATGGTTGATGAGCATGGTATGGTTGATGTTGGTAAAGGACAGGCTTATCAGCTTGGTGTCTCTGACACACGTCTTACGGAAGCTCTTTATATTCTTGAAGCTCAAGGCTATCCGATCTATGGAGCCGGAATTCCTCAAGTTACGAATCCTGGAAAGCAGACAAACATGAAAGTCATTTGTACACCAGGTACAGAACACAA